AAATTCATCATGTACATTTACAACTGGAAATGCTTTGATTTGTTTTCTTATAACATATTCGTCTAATAGTGTCAACGCTTTCTTCATAACAATTGCACCCGCACCTTGTAATAAAGTATTCAAAGCAGAATGTACTTGACGAATAATTATTTTTCTTCCGTCAAGTCCTTTGACCCATCTACGTTGAGCCACTCTATCCACTTTTTCTCGTAAGCGTCTAAGACTTGGTGTTGCTCTAAGAAATTTTTCTTTAACTCTTTCGCCATCTCTTTGCGAACCTCCGATGATACTTCCGATTTTTGCTGAACCTGCTCCATAGATAAATGCGTAGATAAAAGTCTTCGCCTTATCTCTTGATTCCAAACCAGCAGCAACTTGATTTGCTGTGTGTATATCTCCATTAACGACTTCATTTGTGTACCTCTCATCATTCATGTAGTGGGCTAACATTCTTAACTCAAGTCCTGAAGCATCAACCCCTACTAGTTTATAACCTTTGTTTACAATCCATAACGCCCTACATTCTTTACCATAGGGAGAATACACAGCAGGTATCTGAGCCATGTTGGGCGACTGATGACTCATTCTACCTGTAACAGTACCATTAGTGATTACCTTTCCATGTACTCTCCCATCTTCTCTTATAGCTTCAATCCAAGAACTGACTTGAGCAATTCTTTTTTGTAGCAAGAGAAACTTGTTTATTAATTTAGCTTCAGGAATATTATTTATTTCTGATAAAACTTTTTCATCTACAATCACATGTCCTTTATCAGTTTTCTTTTTTGGTTTCCATCCAAGCTTAATTAATCGTTCACCTATTTGTTGTCGTGAACCTAAATTAAATTCTTTATATGATACCTTTGTATAAGGTACACCTTTAACATAACCTCTAGCTTTATTATTTACTTTAGGAATAAATGTTTCTTCTATTTTTTCAGGTGGAAAAGTTTTTCTAACTTCATTAGTTAAGTCAATCATATCTTCTTTAAACTTACCTTGTAAAGAGTATGCATTAACTACATCAATTAAAAATCCTTTGTCATATTGTTTCTGAATTATCTGAGCAACTTTATGTTCTAACTCTATTGACTCTCCAAAGTCTGTCATCTTTTTAGATAAAAAATTATAAAGCTTTTCAGTTAACGCAACATCATTTCTACAATACTTTAACATATCATCACTAAGATAATCAAACTGTTCAAACTCTATTTTATTTAAACCAAGTTTGATTCCCCAATTCTTTAATGAATGTCCACCCTCAATAATAGGATTAAACAATCTTGATAAAACTAATGTATCTGTAATCTTACAATGTTTAAATGTATCTTGTCCAAAGAAAGACTTAATAACAGGAATATCAAATCCAATTATATTATGTCCAATAAATTCTTTAGTGTTCTTAGCAAACTCTTCAAACCTATTTAAATTTTTACCATCAACAAACTGATAGTAAGTATCATTGTGTTTACATACGATACACCATATCTTATCAGCAGACATGGTTGTCTCAATATCAAAAACAACTTTATTAAATGTCGTCAAGCTTAACCTCTTTTAGTCTACCTGTTTCTATATCATATTGTAAATCACAACAAGGCCCTGTTAACCCAGAGAATCTATTCTTTAATACTCTCACTCTTGTAGTATTTCTAATCTGTGGGTCATCATTCTGTGCATCTCTTTCTAAACCTATAACCATATCACTTAACTGTCCGATACTTGCTGAACCTCTTAATTGTGATAACGAAGTAGCCGCACCTTCTTCGTGGCCCTTACCATCAGGTCTCCTTAAATGTGATACAACTATCATTGCTAATCCTGTTTCTTGTACTAGCGTTCTAAGTCTAGTCATTATCTCATCTAATGCTCTTCTCTCATCTCCATGTGATTGGTCTGATACAATAATACTAACATGGTCTATTACAACATACTTACAATCTAAACCTTTAGCTAAGTATCTGACTCTTGAAACTATATTATCAATTGAGTTAGAACCAAAATGGTCGAACATAAATATTCTACCTGTTCCTACTGTTGCATCAAAGTATGTTCTCAACTCTTCCTTACTTACATGTACATCAGGTAAATGTAATCTTTGATTAGCTTCAATACTCATCAAACCTTTTGAAGTTATGACAGGTGTTTCTTCTAACATTAACAATCCAATATTATCTGTTGTTGTTTTTAATATATTGTAAACAACTTCTCTCATTACCTGAGTCTTACCTAATCCTGACCCTGCTGTGAATGTGACTAATTCAGATGGTCTAATACCATAAGTTATTTTATTCATACCCTCAAAAGGATATTGAACAAATGCTCTTGCTGTTGGTTTAGCAATCTCTTCAAATAAAACATTAGCATTTATAATACCATCAGGTGCATATAACTTAGCATCCCAAAAAGCTTTGGTATAAACTTGTATTTTATTTTTAGATAAACAATCTGAAGCATCTTTAAATTCCTGTGGTAAGTTCATTATCTTACACTTTCCAGGACTAAATAACTCAGCTACTTTTAATGCACCCTCTTGTCCATGTTTATCATTATCAAAATTAAGAATGACATTCTCAAACTGTTCAAGATAATCTAAACTATTTTTAATATCTTTTACTGCTGATGTTATTCCATTCTTAATACTAACAACAGGAGTATCATACTTATTAGTCTTGAACATTTGATAAGCTGATAAGCAATCTAGTTCGCCCTCAGTTATTATAATAAATTTATTTTTAGAAAACAAATGTTCGCCAAACAATCCTGAGTCTTTAGTATTACCTTGTATACTAAATTCTTTTAGTTTAGTGTATCTTGTTTTTGTTGCTACCTTAGCACCTTGCTTATCATGGTATGGGTAGTAATGATGTGTGATACTTCCAAGTGAGTCCATCTTAACTGTGACTCCATATTTCTTACAAGTATCTTCTGATATATTTCTATCAATGATTTCAGCATAGTTAGAATCATTTAAGAAATCTTTGACTTGGTATTGATTTACTTTATTTGTAGTTTCGTAATTTGTTTCCATATTGTATTCCTTTATGTACTGCTGACAAGAAAAACAATACGCTGACCCATCTTTATTCATAGAGACTGCGTCACTACTAGAACAAAGTGGACATGGTAAATGATATTTTACGAATCCATTATGATTTGTTTCTTCCATTGTCGCCCTTTAATGTTAGTTAATTTAATTGTTGAGAGAGCCGATTGGATAAGACCGACTCTCTCATTGGAGTATAGCATAATGACAAACATTAACATTATAACTTAATACTTTAGACTTAATTAAAAATCAGAGTTTATTTTTTCTCCGCTAGAAGATTCCTCTACATCAAAATCTTCTTTAGGTGTATACTCAACTAAGTCTAAAACTTGTACAGCTTGTAAGTCAAGTCCTTTACCTGTCTTACCTTTGTAATTCCAGTCGTAAGATTTATACATAACCTTAACCTTACTACCATTACCTACAATTTTATTTAAAGGATTCTTTTCAGCATCCACTAATTGAGGTTGTTGATTTTTATCTCCATTAGCTTTGGATACTTTCCTTTTAAACTTAATTATATTTTTAATTGTTTGATTATCTATTACTGTTTCACCAATTTTGAATCCCTCTTTTTGAAATTCAGACGCTGTCTTATCATCGACTGCTAAGTCAATCGTCCACATTGGTTCAAATTTTTCATTGGGTCTTGTTATTGATGCCCAATATGCTGTGCCTTCTACTATTGCCATAATATATTTTTCCTTTTATTTAATATTTTATTTAACATACGAATCATATACCAAATTTATTCTTCGATGTCAACACTTGTCTCATCTTTTTTTTCATTGTTATCATTAGATAATTGCTCAATATTTTCAACAGTTTTTTTCTGTTTCTTTTTGAGTTTACTTTCTAATTCTGCTATCTTAGTACCCATGCTTTTTATATCTGAGTTAGTAAGTTCTAATTGTACTAATAGTTTTTTAATTTTTAAATCTTTATCTGATGCTAATTTAATAGCATCATTTTTTTCTTTTGTTAAATCACTAATAGTTTCTTTTAGTTCTCTTATTAAATCTTTTTGACTCATAAATTATAATGTATAACATCCCTCTTTAAATAGTTCTACTATTGGAAGTACTACACACTTACTTGCTTTATAATCTCCTATACTTTTTGTGTGTGTTTTTTTATATTTATTAACTATCTTCTTTAATCTTGATACTCTAAACACTAACATACAATGTTCTTTCTTATCTAACTCTAAAATATGAAACCACCATTTAGCTTCGGTCTTATCTATACCTGACGGCTTACCTCTAAATTCATATTCAATAGCAATATTACCTGTCTTACGCCACCAACTCCTTTCTGTTTTTATTTCAACTTGTTCTTTACCAAGTAGGTCAGCAACTCTTTTCTCTCGTATCTGTCCATACTTTAAATCAATATCAAATTTAGATGTGTTATTTAATTTCATTATTTATTTATGAAAAGGTACAAACATATTCAGTTAAGAATTTATTTAAGTTTTTATTTTTAAATAACTTTTTAATATTTTTAGTTTGTAATTTACTTAATAACTTTAATACAAAGCAAGGTTTTAAATTTGCATAATCACAAACTAAATTAAAATCTTCATTATTTATTTTAAAAAAATCTTTTGCTTCGTCAACTATAATTTTTCTTGCATATCCAAATGCATGAATATCACAATTTAAATAATCTAAAATACTTCTAACTATAACAGACCTCCATAATAATACTTCTGGGTATATATTTGTTATGTTAGTTTCTTTTATTGGATTTCCAAATGACTCTGGTTTTAATATCATATTAATCTTTCCTTATATCCTGTGTAGAAACTGTATTATTTTTTTTAGATTTAGAATTAGAATTTTGTATCTTTTGTTTAAAAGTTTTCTCATTTATCTCCTCTATTGTTGCTCTTGTTTTTTTAACATCTTTACTAATTATCAAAGCATTATCAGTAAAAGTTATTTTATTTTTTAATTTTGTTTCATCCTTTACATCTTCATAATAATCTTCAATACACATATCTAAATTAATATATGTTTTCTTTAAAATAAATTTACTCATAATCTCCTTTTATCTTGTACAGTATTTTCCTTTTATAACATATTGTTTTGTTTTATATGTCCTATCAATTTCTAATATCCTTAATGATAAAAACTTCTTAATCATTCTATGAATGATACCTGCATTAACACTAGGATATTTATTTCTAAGTTCTTTAATCAAGTTTCTTTTTTTATATTGTTTAGTTTCTATCAGATTGAAAAGTGTA